AAAGGGTGGTGGCGGTGGTATCGGTGGCGGCGGCGGAAGAGACAGCGGTGCCAAGGGTAACGTCGGAATGGGGAAGGCCCTCGGTTCCGGAAAGACTGCGTCAGAGTCCCGCGGTGGAGGACCGTCGTCCCGTCAGGGGCGTAGCGTTGCAGTTTCTCCAAGTCGATCCATTGGTGGCGGACCTGCATCAAGGCAGGGCAGGAGCGTTGCCGTTGCCCCGTCAACCGCTGGTATCCGTGGAATTTCCGTAACGACACCGTCGTACATTCAAAAGCCACGTCCAAAGCCCGACCTTAGTGCGCCCAAAATTGGCAAATACTCCCCTCCGACTGACACAGTCTGGACAAGCCCCCAAATAAGGCAGCACATTATTCAAGAAGCCATTGCAAGAAACATCGACCCCGAGGCAGCGCTAAAGGCCGCAATGTCGGAGGGAGGTCTGCACCCCAACAAGCAGAGCGGCGTCATAAACAAACAAGGTATAAGAGAAAGGTCTTACGGGCCATACCAGTTAAACATTGACGACGGAAGACTGGGCGTTCAGTTTATGAAAAAAACTGGCCTTGACCCAAGAGACCCGCGTACAGTGCCAGCTCAAATTGAGTTTTCCTTGGATTACGCAGCCAAACAAGGTGGTTGGGGCAATAAAAAGGGGTGGACTTGGTTTGGTCCGAAGGACACCGGCATGTCCAAGACGCAAGGGTTTAGCAAAAACTCCAAGTCGCTTAATGGATCTTCTGCCGCCACTCCTCTGTCAACCACCGGCAAATCTCTAGTGGCTTACAAGCAGGGGCAGCAAGGAGGAGCGCCAGCTTATGCAGGCAGGCCTAGTGTTGTCCCGGCGTCTAGTGGGGTACCTGCATCCGGCTTCTCACGAATGAGCCCCGCCACTCAGCTTGCGCTTCGGGGCGCGGTCGCCGCTGGTAAGGTTCTTGGATCACCAAGTGATTACAAAATTCCGTCAATAAAAGAGCAGCCTGCTTTTGTAAAGTCGCTTCCGGATTCCGTAAAGCTTGCGCGTGTAGGCACCGAGGCACAGAAGCTTGGTCAAAAACTCCCATCTTATTTTGCTTCTGGGGTCGGTGCTATTGGTCGTGGGCTCGCCAGCGTTACCGGCGGAAGGCCGTTAGTGCAACAGGCAAGCGCCGATTCAATATCCTCTCCGTCTGGAGCTGGAGATGCCCAGTTTCAACCATATGGGATGACTGTTGAGCAGCAGCAGGAATTTGACAAGTACAGCAAACGAGTTGGGCGAACAGGTCAGGTTGCTGGTGTGGCTGGCAATCTTGTATTCCCCGGCCTTGGGTTCGGCGTTAGGATGGCCGGAAAGGCAATCAACAAAGCCGCAGAGGCCAAGGTCAACAAGTATGTAGCCTCAACGCCATCAGAGCGTGCCGAGCAGGAACGCAAAGACCCCTCGCTGATCGGGTGGGCAAGCGCACTTGGAATCCAGCCCCAGAACGACTACAGCGTTTATCAAAGCTGGGCCGCAGAGCGCGGCCTTCGGGGTGCGGGTGAGAGCCGTGGCGAACAGCAGGGCGACCAAGGAGATGTCCGTTATGCCGGTGGGATTGGGTCTCTTCCGAGCGCCTCTGTTCCGCTTTCGACTCAGCCCTCAACCCCGTCAACTGCGGCACCGTCTGGCCCAAGGCCTTATCAATACTATCAGTGGGATGTGGGTGTAAATATTCCATCTCCGACCGATCCGTCTTATACTAGCTATCAGGAATACCTCAGGAGAAGGGCGCAAGCCCAAGCTTAAATGGCGAAGAAGAAGGACGCAATCGGCAAGGCCATTGAGATCTTCACCAAGAAGTCTCGGGGCCGGAACAAGCCGGTTCACAGACGGGGCTCCAAAAAGCTCGGCCCGAAAGACCCAAACAAGGGGAACAGGGGCAAGCACTAAGATAGAGGGGAAGTGAGCATTTGGGCAGGCGGCTCCTGTAATCGGCGATATGCCTCTTGGAGCGGGGCTCACACTTAGGATTCAAGATGGCTACAAGCGGTACTACAACTTGGAACCCCGACATTGGGGAGTTGGTCGAGGAAGCCTATGAGCGGGCTGGCCTCGAACTGCGTTCCGGCTATGACCTCAAGACAGCCCGCCGCAGCCTGAACTTCCTGCTGGCAGAATGGGCGAACAAGGGCCTTAACCTTTGGACTGTCAACACCGGCACCCTCACCCTTGTTGCCGGTCAGAAGACCTACACAACCGCAGATGGTCTCCCGGCAGATGCCGTTGACTACATCGAGCATGTGTGCCGCACAGCAAGCGGCGGTGTAAACACCGACATATCCCTGAACCGCATTTCTGTGTCAACCTATGCGAATATTCCCACGAAGGACCAGACGGGCCGTCCTTACCAGATTTATGTGGATCGGGCGACGGCGGCCCCGAAGATCACGCTCTGGCCGGTGCCTGACTCCAGCACGACGTATACGCTCACGTATTGGTACTTGAAGCGCATGGACGATGCGACCAATCCGGTTAGCCAGACGATTCAGGTGCCGTTCCGATTCTACAATGCTCTGGTCGCGGGGCTTGCATATCAGGTCGCCCTGAAGAAGCCAGAGGCAGCAGAGCGGATTTCAATGCTGAAGGATCTCTATGACGAGGCCTTCCAGCTTGCCGCCGATGAAGATCGGGACAGGGCAAGCAACCGATTTGTGCCGTTTGTGGGGTACGACTTCTAATGAGCGTCCCGTATGCAAAAGGTAAACTGGCATTCGCATTTTGTGATACCTGTGGTCAGCGATACGACCTGAAGGACCTCAAGATCCAGATTGTGGCCGGACGTGCCACGAACATCAAGAACTGCATGTACTGCCTTGACAAGGATCATCCGCAGTACTTCGTGGGCCGCGTGCCGATCAATGATCCAATCGCGCTATACAATCCCCGGCCTGACACGGCGCAGACCGTCAGCCGCGAGCTTTGGGGCTGGAACCCCGTAGGAAACAATGCTGTGTACGGCACCGGACAGGTTGGCGTAATCCAGCTAATTATCAACGGGAACCCGAGTCCCATAACATATTCTGGAGAAATGTGATGAAGAAGATGAAGCATGGTGGCAAGGTCCACAAGCGTATGATGGATGGCGGCATGGCAAAGATGGGTCGCCGTATGCCGGTTGATGCGGTGGCGGCAGCAATGCCAATGCGCCGTCCAATGGCTCGTCCCGGCACTATGGTTCGTCCGGGCGTACCCACAGGTATGCCAATGCCGACCCGCAGGGCCATGCGTGGCGGCGGTTTGGCTCGTAAGGGTGTTGGTATGGCCCTCGCCAAAGGTGGCCTTGCTCGTCGCGCTGGCGGCTGCGCCAAGCGTGGTGTTGGCAAGGGCAAGATGGTCTGAGGAGGCCGATATGGCTAAGAAAAAGGGCGACTTTCGAGAAGTCGGGGCGGTTAAGTTGGGGGATGTCATCATCTCCCCATCACGTCTTTTTAAAGAGGGAACCCTGATCGTCGACATGGGCAACAAGCCCGGATCTGTCGCCGTTTTTGATATTCCGGGGTTTGGCTCCGATACTCGCACAGGCCCTGTAAGGACCTTGAGAGGCGAAGAGAAGGCTGCGGTTCTTGCGGGTGCAAAGCCGGGGGCAACATCAAATGCCTCCTCCGGCACCACGCCCGCAACACCGACGGCCCCCGTTGCCCCTACAATCAAGCCCGTTCCGTCCTTGAAGTACAGCAGCAAGTGGGACGAGCTTATGCGTAGCAACTTCCCCAGCTCATTCAAGTCCGGTGGCTTGGTTCGCGGTGCTGGCAAGGCAACAAAGGGTCGCGGTCGCGGCAAAATGGTTTAAGGAAAGACAAGATGAAGTACACATACAAGAAGATGGCGAGCGGTGGCTCCGTCAAGAAGGAAAAAGGCTACACAGCCAAGGAGCGCAAAGGGCTTCAATCCCTGATTGAAGAGCTGGCGGACCCATATGCTGGCGACGTGACCGGCGGCAGCTCCGTGACGAGCGTCAAGAAGCCCAAGAAGCGCATGGCTTCTGGTGGCATTGTTGGCCGTCCTGCCCGTTCTTACCGGGACATGAAGGCTGGTGCCGGAAGCGGTGTCGGTCGAATTCAGAAAACAAAGATTGCACGGGGTCGCTAAAATGGCAAAGCAGAATGCACGTCTCAAGGACCCGTCGGACGCTACCGTTGAAGGTGGTATGCGGCGCGGTGTAAACGTAGGCAACATGAAGATCCTCAAGAAGCCCCTCAAGATGCGGGGCGGTGGTGCTGCCACAAAGGGTCTGAGGATTTCGGAGAAGCAGGGCTAACATGGCCTTCACGTACTCACAACTTGTAGATGCAATCCACGGGTATCTCCAAACAGATGCCAATGGTATTCCGACTGCGGATATGAACACCATCATCCGGCAGGCGGAGCAGCGCATCTATTATGATGTGCAGATCCCTGTCCTGAAGAAAAACGTAACGGGCAACCTGACGGCGAACAATCGCTATCTGACGACCCCAACAGATTACCTCGCAACGTATTCAATCGCCGTGAACAACAACGGAACGTATGAGTACTTGCTGCCGAAGGAGGTTGCGTTCCTGCGCGAGGCATATCCGTCCACATCTACGACGGGCGTGCCGCGCTACTACGCGATCTTCGACAACGACACGTTTCTGATCGCCCCACCTCCGAACTCCTCATACGAGGTCGAGCTTCATTATTTCTACGAACCCGCATCTATCGTTGATCAACCCACCGGCACATGGATCAGCGAGAACGCGGAGAACGCTCTCCTGTATGCCTGCCTGTTCGAGGCCTATACATACCTCAAGGGCGAGCAGGATCTGATGAGCCTGTATGCTGGCAAGTACAAGGAATCAATTGAGGCTCTCAAGGTCATCGGCGAGGGTCGCAATAGGTCCGACACGTACAGAAATTCAGAACCCCGAATCACACCTAACTGATGACAAATGGATTTGGCTCCGTTGGAGCATTCGAGGTCAGGACCACGCAAGAGCGTGGCTTCACCGTTGAAGAGATTGCCGAAGACCTTCTGAACAAGCTGTTGTTCATTTCTTCGGAGGCCCACCCGGCGATAAGAGAGCAGGCGATTGCGTTTAAAGATCACATCCGCCCTGCGATCATTCACTATATGAAACAGGCTGTGCAGTCAGATCGTACTACGCTGGCAGCGCAGTTAGGCAAGCAAGGCCACTTTGACATGGCCGAAATTATCAGGAGGCTTTGATGCCAATTTCCACAGCAATGTGTACTTCGTTCAAGTCGCAGCTTATGTCTGCACAGCACGATTTTGACAACCCCGGCGGCAACACCTTCAAGATTGCGCTTTACACGTCGTCCGCCACTCTCGGCGCTTCGACCACAGCGTACAGCGCAACCAACGAGGTTGCGAGCACGGGTAACTACAGTGCCGGTGGCAACACTCTGACATCCGTGTCGCCTACCACTTCCGGCACAACTGCTTACGTTGACTTCGCCGACACGACTTGGGCCAGCTCCACAATCACTGCAAACGGCGCTCTGATCTACAACGCGAACGCCTCGAATGCAGCCGTGGTTGTTCTGGCTTTCGGGTCCGACAAGTCTTCGTCCAATGGTGACTTCACCATCATCTTCCCGACAGCCAACGCCACAGACGCGATCATCCGTATCGCCTAATAGGGGGCCACATGGCGGTCTCTCTCAAGCATCAGTTCGTATCAAACGTAGCTGACAGCCCCGACGCAACTCTAGTTCAGCCTTCTAACTGGAACGCCGAGCACACGCTCACGGCGAACGCCAACAGCTTGCTTGGTGCCGTGACGGCGGGCAATGTCGTCGAGGTCACATGCACGTCTGCCGGGCGCGACCTTCTTGACGACGCGGACGCAGCCGCGCAGCGCACCACACTTGGTCTCGGGACCATTTCCACACAGAACTCTAACAATGTAAGCATAACAGGTGGCTCCATAACTGGGATCACCGATCTCGCTGTTGCTGACGGCGGCACAGGGGCTTCAGATGCAGCTACGGCTAGAACAAATCTTGGCGTTGGAACCGGAGACAGCCCTCAGTTTGCTGCGTTGAATATTGGGAACGCAACAGATACGACCATAACCCGAGTTTCCGCCGCCGTTGTTGCCGTTGAGGGCAATACGGTCTTAACCGCAAGCCAGACGGCAACGATTACAAAGGGATACACCGTAACACCTTACAACGGTGGGTCGGTGTCTTCCGGAACCACAACCCCGGACCCCGTAAACGGAAACTATCAGTACTACACAAACGGAGGTGCCCACACACTCGCGGCACCCTCCTCTGACTGCGCGATTGATGTTATGGTGATCAATGGATCCTCTGGCGCTGGCGCTATAACCATGTCGGGGTTTAAAACGCCGGGCGCGGGTGTTAGCGGTGCGGTATACGCCACAACAGCCAATACTTGGTGGGTTCTTTCTATCCGCCGTATAAACGCTGTGTCCACATTTGTGTGGAATGGGCCTTGGACATGATAATTGTCCCGCGAACTAAAAACAGAATTCTAAGGACCGTTCCAAGGCGTCAGTGGATGGAGGGGTCCTTATCTGCTGAGAAGGACCAGTTTGGCAATCCGGGCATCAAGACGTATTTCCGGTTAAGGGCGCGTCTAAACGACGGTCATGTGTGTTGGGCTGGGTGGTATGAAGACCGCGACGATTTTGACGCCGTCCTTTTTGCCATTGCCAGCAGTTCTTTAAGGTATGAGCGCAGTCTTTGGAGGCTATCCTCTCCAGAATGGCACCCCGGATTGTCTGAAATTGAAAGTTATGACTTTGCTGTCACAACTTTCATAACCGCGCCAACTGGGTCCAACCAGACATACAACGTACCGTCTGATTGGAACAGCGCCAACAACAGCATAGAATGTCTTGGTGCTGGTGGGTCTGGAGGCGCTTTAAGACATGCAAACACCGGAATCAGATATTATTCGGGAGGCGGCGGTGGTGGCTACGGAAAATACAGCAATCTCAGCCTGACTGCGAGCGGAACAGCAACATATCAAATTGGAGCGGGCGGCGCGGCTGTATCCGGAACCGGGGCAAATGGTAATGGCTCGAACGGAAACGCGGGCGGCGATACATGGTTTAATGGAACCACCTATTCTGGAGCGTCTGTCGGCGGTGTTGGTGGTGGCGCTGGAGCCTTCTCCCTAACCGCAGGAGTTAACGGAGGGGCTGGTGGTGGTGGGAAAGGAACGTCTAACAATACCGGCGGAAGAGGCGGGAATATAACTGGAACACAGTTCAGAACTGCATCCGGAGGAGGTGGTGCCGCAGGGCTAAACGGTGCCGGAGGCAATGGTGGTGATGTAAACAATACTCAGACAGCTTCGGCAGGGGGTACTGGAGATAATGGATCTGGCGGAGCCGGTGGGGCTGGTTCTGCTGCCGCAACGGGCAATGCCGGAGGAAACGGAACCGAATGGTCTGCATCCTATGGATCGGGAGGGGGCGGCGGCGGATTGAGCGCGGCAAACCTAGGAACAACAGTAACCAATGGGGTTGGCGGTTCTTATGGAGGCGGGTCTGGCGGCACAGGAACGGTAAACAATGACGCATTTGGCGCTGCCGGAGCTAACGGATTGATTGTAATCATATACGAGCCAGTGGTAATTTTTGGCTCCAGAAACATGCCAATGCTAGGAATGTAAAATGGAAATGGTTGTTGGATATAAGCTGGTTGGCGTTCTTGGGGATGTCTATCAGACTTGGGGAGGAATTTGGGGACAATGCCCAGCAGTTCCAAATCCAGTTGAACTTCCGAATGGCGAAATCGTATACTCGATGGAAATCGAAGTGTACTACAGCGGCTACAAGCTCATTGAATGGCGAATGCAGGAGCCGCCTCCTCCGGTGCCGCAAAGCATATCCAGAAGACAGGCAGCAACCCAATTGAGGAATGACCAATACATCAGTCAGAACGAGGCTCTTGCAATGGCGTCCGTTGCCGCGATACCGCCATTTGTTTCGGGTTATTTCGACACCCTTGACCCAGTTGACAAGGAAAATGCTCAGTTGGCTTTTACGGCCATAGATTACCCTCGGGACAGCTCTCTTTTGATTGCAGTAATGACGGCGAACGGATTGAGCGACGACCAAATAAATCAGTTCTTCATATCGGCAAGCAAATTGTAACCCAGAAAAAGGGCCAGAATCTCAGTGTCTGCATTTTACTCAGGTGCATTTTACTCTGGCGCGTTTTACGCTCAGGCTAGCGGCAACGCAAACGTACTTGTTTCTGGCGTTGGTGCCGTAGGTAGCGCCGGATCCGTAGGTGTAGTCGGAAATTCAATAGCGATTGTGTCCGGCTTAGAGGCTACGGGTTTTGTTGGGTCGGTCACGACAAGTTCGAACGCGATTGTCTCCGTAAGCGGGCTGGGCGCGTCCGGCGATGCTGGTTCCGTTTCAGTTGCTGGTCAGTCAATCTCGTCCGTCACGGGTGTATCTGCTACTGGTTCTGCGGGGGCGGTAACCACATCCGGCAGGGCAAATGTCTCTATTTCCGGGGTTCAGGGGGACGGCGTAGTCGGGTCCATAGCGACCTCTGGGAGGGCAAACGCCAATGTGACCGGCGTTTCTGGGACAACCGGGGTCGGCAGTGTTATAATCAAGGCAGGCGCAAACACGAGCGTTGTCGGCGTCGCCGCTACCGGCTTCGTTGGCGACGTAAGCTTCAAGTTTGACGAAAGGTTCGGGGTAACCGGCGTCAGTGCCACGGGGGAAGTGGGTCCGGCTCTGGTCTGGGGCCTCATCGACACGAACCAGACCCCGAACTGGGGCACCATCCCCGACGGCCAGACACCCGTCTGGACGCCTGTGGCAGACAGCCAATCGCCCGCATGGGTGACCATAACAGATTCCCAGACTCCGGGGTGGACCCCTGTCAACGACTCTCAATCAAACACTTGGACGCAGATAGCGGCATAAACCATGGCATCAACATACTCACCCAATCTCCGTCTTGAACTCATCGGAACCGGCGACCAGCAGGGTACATGGGGCGCAACGACCAATACCAACCTCGGCACGCTCCTTGAGGAGGCAATTGGCGGTTACATCTCTGTTACGGTTACAGATGGTGCCGACACGACCCTAACTACAAGCAACGGCACTGCCGACCAATCCCGGAACATGATCATCAATCTTGCTGGCACTCTTTCGGCGGCTCGCAATGTGATCTGCCCCGCAATTGAGAAATTGTACGTAGTCAGGAATGCAACCACAGGTGGTTACGCCGTAACATTTAAGGTCAGCGGCCAGACTGGCGTCTCGATCCCCAACGGGGCCACATATGTACTGTATGTAAACGGCACGGATGCGGTTGCAGTCACCGGAACGATGGCCAATCAACTTGCCAACGCGGTTGCGATTACAGGCGGCACAATATCAGGGGCAACGCTTTCAAATGTCACGATAGCTGCCAGCGCCTCAAGCCTTGGCGTTCGTGACTCCGATGGATCTCATGTTCTGTCAATTGCTGCTGGCTCCAACCTCACTGCAAACACGACCCTGACCTTTACCACTGGCGGCACGACCAACAGGACTCTCGATATCTCTGCGTCGAACGTCACGATATCTACGGCGGGTGCCGCGCTGATTGATGACGCCGACGCCTCCGCCCAAAGGACCACGCTTGGCCTCGGGACCATCTCCACCCAGAATTCAAACGCGGTTACAATTACCGGCGGCTCAATTTCCGGCATCACGGATTTGGCGATTGCTGATGGCGGTACGGGGGCCTCAGATGCAGCCACAGCCCGGACCAACCTCGGCCTTGGCAGCATATCCACCCAGAATGCTAACGCGGTGGCCATCACTGGCGGAACGATTGTTGCTAATGCCTCTGGCATTTCGATTCGCGACTCGGATGCTTCCAACGTGATGACTATCGCAGTTGGCTCTAATCTTACAGCCAACACAACCCTCACGCTGACAACAGGAGCATCCTCAAACCGCACCCTTGATATTTCTGCCGCCAATGTGACTATCTCGACCGCAGGCGCTGCGCTTATTGATGATGCCGACGCATCTGCTCAGCGCACAACCCTTGGCCTCGGAACGATTGCCACCCAGAACTCGAATGCCGTTACGATTACTGGCGGATCCGTGACCGGCGTCACAGACATAGTCGTGGCAGACGGTGGCACGGGAGCATCAAGCTTTACAGCCTACGCCGTTGTTCTTGGCGGTACGACCTCGACCGGACCCCTGCAAAGCGTTTCTGGTCTTGGGACATCTGGTCAGGTTCTCACTTCTGCCGGTGCCGGTGCCGCGCCGACTTGGACAACTATATCATCAACGCCAAGCGGCCTTCTCATCCGAGCGCCACAGATACTGACATCTGGCACAAGCTACACCACACCATCAAATTGCAATGCAATTTACGTTGAGTGCGTTGGCGGTGGTGGTGGCGGCGGCGGAACCAACAACAATTCTGGAGGCGCTGCTGGCGGCGGGGGTGGCGGTGGCGCGTATTGTGCTAAATACTTCTCCGTATCGCCCTCAACGGCATACACATATGCAATTGGTTCTGCCGGTGCTGGCGGTGTCAGCGGAAACGGATCAAGCGGAGGAAACACAACCTTTACAGTTGGCGCAACCACTGTAACAGCAGGTGGCGGCAGCGGTGGCGGTGGCGGAAGTGGCGACAGCGAGAGCGGCGGTCTTGGCGGATCCGCAACAAACGGAGACCTTAATGTTCCGGGCCAAAGTGGTGGGTTTGGTGTTTATGTGGGTGGCTCTAGCTGGGCAAGGGGCGGCCTCGGCGGAAACAGCATGTTTGGTTCAGGTGGAAGTGACGACGTTGCCAGAGGGTACGGTGGTGGCGGCGGCGCACGGGCGTTCACAAGTGCCCAGAACACAACCGGCTATGCAGGAACGGCAGGCGTCATAAGAATTTGGGAATACACGTAATGATCGAAGAACTCATCGCAATGTGCTTTCGGACGCGCAATCAGGCGCACCTCATGCACTGGAAGACAAAGTCATATGCAGAGCATCAGGCTCTCGGTTCGTTTTACGACGACCTAATCGACACGCTCGACAAGCTTGTCGAGGCTTGCCAAGGCTCGAAGGGCATCATCGGACACGTGAACCTTGCCTGCAAGGATGAGTCCGTTGATATCATCAAGTGCCTGACGGACGACGCCAACTGGATTTCAAAGCACCGCGCCAAGGTAGCGCATGGTGTTCCCGCCATTGAGAACATCGTTGACGAACTTGTCGCAGTGTATCTCTCGACCCTCTACAAGCTGAAGAACCTCTCCTAACGGGGCCTTAAATGCTCGGTAAAATCAAACTACAGCCCGGGATTAACAGGGATACCACCGCTTATACAAACAGCGGCGGCTGGTTTGATTCTGATTACATACGCTTCAGGAACGGCCTGCCCGAAAAGATTGGCGGATGGACGCGCATCTACGAAGATCAAACCGCGCTCATCGGAAAGTGCCGAAAGCTGTATGACTGGTCCGACCTTGTCGGCACCAAGTATCTTGCCTGCCCGACGAACATCAAGTTCTATGTCGACAATTCATCGTCCGTTATCGACATAACCCCGATCCGCAGGTCTGTAACGCTCGGCACAAACCCGATTGAGACCACCAACGCATCCAGCACAATAACGATCACGGATGTGAACCACGGCGCTGTGGCTGGCGACTACATCACGATTTCGGGGTCGTCAAATGTAAACGGTGTTCTGGCAACGCAGATCAACAAGAACCTTATTGTATCCAACGTCATAAACTCGAACGCCTATTCAGTCATCACGGCTGGCACTGCCACCTCAACGGGATCTGGCGGCGGATCAAATGTGTCCGTCAAGTATGAGTTCCATCCGGGCATTTCATCTACGGTCATCTTTGCTGGCTGGGGCTCCGGGCCGTGGGGCGGTGTATCTGGTTCGTATGGATGGGGCTTTGGCCCCGACACAACCGTTAGCACGTATTACAGTGGTCTCTGGACCGTGGACAACTACGGCGAGGACATGATTGCCTGTCCGAGGGACCTGACCAACGGCTACACCCTTGGCAACAACCCGATCTCAACTGCCAACACCAGCAACACAGTCACGGTTACGCAGGTAAACCACGGCTTCTCCAGCAACACCGCAATCATTATTGGCGGCGTGACATCCTCGATTGGTGGAGTGCCCGCAACACAGCTCAATGGCACCCACACCATCACTGTTGCGAATGCAAATGCCTACACATTCACGGTCTCTACTGCGAGCGCTGGAATAGCGGCTGACACTGGCGGCACGGACTCGATTGTCTATGTGTCATCTATTGTGTATTGGGACGTTAGCGATCAGGATGGTCCGGCGGTAAGCATCAGCCAGCTTGGCTCTGCGTATGCAAAATCATACCTTCCATATGTTGCGACCGAGGTTACGGTCTCCGACCAGAACAGGCAGGTAATCGCCTTTGGATGCAACCCATACGACGTAGGCCAAAAACAAGACAAGATGGTGATCCGTTGGTCCGACTCCAACGACCCAACCAATTGGGACATTGCCGACACGACAAAGACAGCCGGTGAGACAAGGCTGTCAACTGGTTCCTATATCATCACGGCAATTCAAAACCGCGAAGAAATCCTCGTCTGGACGGATACGGCGCTATTCTCGATGACCTACGTTGGTCCTCCGGGCGGATATGGTGTCAACTTTATCGGCTCGAACTTTGACATTGTCGGCCCGAACTCAAAGATTGTCACTGGCTCTGTCGCATATTGGATGGGCACGAACAACTTCTATTACTACGACGGCAAGATCCAGCCGCTCCCCTGCACCGTCCGTGACTACGTGTTTCTAGATATCAGCACCGAGGACGGTGACAAGGTCTACTGCTCAGCCGACTCGGGCAACAATGAAATCATCTGGTTCTACCCATCGGAGTCTCAGGGCGGCACCCCGGGACAGCGTGAGGTGGACAAATACGTTGTCTACAACTACGTCGAGCAGGCATGGTATTATGGCACCATGGCCAGAACCGCATGGATTGACAGAACCAGCCATCCGAACCCAAGGGCTGTGAGCGTCGATGGATACCTTTATGATCAGGAAAGCGGATTTGATGATGGGTCCACGAACCCCGCATCGCCGATCACGGCATACGTGCAATCAAGCCCCGTTGAGATCGAGGAGGGCAATGAGTTCCTCTTCATCAACCGCGTCATACCAGACATCACATTCCGAAACTCAACAACGAACAACGGCGATCAGCCGATTGTGAAGTTCACCATCAAGCCTCAGGACTACCCGGGCGCTGCAATTGGTGCCGGTGATGAACGTAATGTTCAAAGAAACTCCGCAGCCACTCTTAACGTGAACCGCTTCACCGATCAGGTGTTTACACGCCTCCGCGCAAGGTCTGTTATCCTGCGCGTCGAGAGCGATGAAACCGGCGTGGCTTGGCGCTTGGGAACCCCGCGTCTTGACATGAGAAAGGATGGCCGCAGGTGACAATCACTACTTCGGCACTCCCGCTTCCTCCAAAGGAGTATGATCAGGAATACATGAACCGCCTGATCAGGCAGCTAAACATTATCGTGAACAAGCTGAACACAATTCGGCCTGTAACGGTCGGCTCCGATCTTTCCGGCGAGGTGGCCGGTTATCCAATATCGGGCCTGACGATCCAGAACATCCCAACATCCTCTACAGGCCTTCCTTCTGGAAGCGTGTGGTCGGACAGCGGCGTATTAAAGATTGTGAGCTAATATGTATTTCAACAACATCCCTCAGGGCTTCGGTCTTGGCCAGTACGAGCAGGAAAATCCATTTATGGAGCAGCCTGTTCTGGGCTATAATCAAGGCATTGGAAGCCTCCAGAATAAGCCGAACCCCTCTCAGCCAGCGCCACAGCTTGGCAACATTGCCAATCAGCAAGGCACATATTCTGCCCAATCAAGTCAGGGCTCCACCCCCGTGAACTCCACTGCTGGTCTCGGCGGCAAGACAATCACACCCCTCATGCCCTACGGAAAGATCCGTGCCGGGCAGGCAATGGCAGAGGGTGGCGGGGTTCGCAGAAACGATGGCTACTCCGACGACTTTTACACGGCTCTCCGCAATGCGGCGGACAAGGCTACCTTCGGCACGTACAAATATGGTAAGGCGGGTGGCGACTACGCCTACGACTACCTGATGGACATGCTGGGCTACGAAAACTCTCCCGATTACCAGCGTGAGCTTTCGGAGGAGGAGTACGCCCTCAAAGAAGGCGAAGAGAAAAACCCCGGAGCAGCCCTTGTTGGGGACGTGGCCGGATATATTGCCCCATACTTGGCCATAGGTCCTGCGGAGGCCGCTTTGGCTGGCCTTGGGCAGGCAAGCTCCTACGGTGGAAAGGCGGCTTCCCTAGCGTCACTTGGGCGTAGGGCGGTTGGTTACGCCGAGGGTGGCGTTGTCCAGCAGACGTTGGACAAGGGTGGTGTGGTCTCAGGAGGCATTGCGGCGCTCCGTGGGCAGCATCCAGAGCCCCGTAAGGCGCTCGACGCTTATGACAAGATGTTCGGCCCAGAGGCCACCGCAGAGCTTATGCGGGCCTATGCCGATGGCGGTGTAGTTAGCGGCCCCGGAAGCGGGGTTGCAGATTTGGTCCCCGGGTCGATAGATGGCCGCGAGGATGTCCGCATTGCAAGCGGTGAGTACGTGATACCGGCATGGGCGGTTGCCACACTTGGCGATGGCTCAACAGAAGCCGGAGCAAAGGTCCTTGACTCAATGGTTGCCCGCCTTCGTGAGGCCGGATCAGAATTGATCAAAGGGTCAGAACCCATCAACCCCAGTGAATTCATACCGGCATAATCATGGCTGAAAAAACATCAATCGGCAAGAGCATAGAAGAGTACACCAAGGAACAGCTTGGCGAAGCCCGAAAGGCGCAGCAGGCAGCTCTTGAGGCTGGATATCCAGACGAGTCTCTTCTCACCCAAGCATATTACGCGGGCATCCCGTCGCTTTATATGTATGGCGACCCCGAGCAGATGCAGGCGCTTCAGCGCATGGGGGATCTTTACGGAGCCTACGGCGCAGCCGGAGGCTATGACAAGACGCAGTACGGCGACATTGCCGATCTATATCGCAGAGCAGGCATCTATGACAAGACTGCATATGGTGACATTGCAGACCTGTACCGTCAGGCCGGTCTTTACGACAGGACGCAGTTCGGCGACATTGAGGGCCGGTATGGTGCCGCAGGTCAGTATGGCCCAATGTCATACGCCGACATTGAAGCGAGGGCAGCCGCTGGTGCCGCCTTTGATCCTTCTCAGTTTAGCCGTTCTGACTACACAACTCGGAACATTCAAGAGCGAATGTCTCCCTATGAGGAGCTTGTGGCCGGTCGGCAGAAGGCTCGCCTTGAAAAGGCTTATCAGGAAGGGCGCGGTCAGCGTGAGTTAGAGGCTATTCGTTCCGGCACATTCGGCGGTTCGGGGTCTGCGGTTCAGGAAGAGCTTGCCCGTCGCGACTACCTTGACCGGCTAGCAGACCTTGAGGCCCAGAGCCTTCAGTCATCTTATGAGTCCGCAGTTGGCCTGTATGGCAAGGAGTTTGCCGACCGCATGGCTGCTGAGCAGGCAGAAGAGCAATCCCGCCAGTTTGCACAGCAGGCTGGTGTGCAGGGAATTGAGAGTGCTCTTGCGGCCCGTCAGGCTGGTGAGGCTTCTCGTCAGTTCGGAAAGGGCGCTGAGTTTCAGGCTCTGGCCGGTGCAATGGGAGCCCGTGAGGCTGCAGCAGCGCAAGCTGCTGCTGCTAAGGAGGCAGAGCTTCAGGGTCTTGCGGGGCTTCGCGGCACCCGTGAGCTTGAGGCCGCTCAGACAGCCGCAGCCAAAGAGGCTGAACTTCAAGGGCTAGCCGGTCTTATGGGCACACGCCAGCAGGAAGCCGCTCAGACAGCGGCCGCCAAGGAGGCTCAGTTTGCTGGGCTGGCCGGGCAGGAGAGTGCGGCCTCTCGTCAGGCCGCGCTTGCCGAACAAAGAAAGAACATGCAGATTGCCAATCTTGCCGCGACACAGGCTGGAGGCCAACAGCAAGAGGCATATAGGCTTTCAAAGACAATGTATCCGCTTGACATTGCAACCGCAGGTGCTAATATCATGGCACCATTGAGCGGAACAACAGCAGCGCTCCCATCAACCAAACCTCAGCAGCCCTCCACTTGGCAGAACATCCTCGGTGGCGCGACCGCTCTTGGCGGATTGGCCTACGGCCTTGGCGGCGCAGAGGGTATCGGAAACATTGCTGGCGGAATTGGTGGTGCCATCAAGGGTATATTCGGCGGTGCCGCTGGCGGTCTCGTCCCATACGGCCTCCAATATTACTACCGGGGCGGTGGCCTCGCAGACCTAGAACCCGAATACTACGATTCATACGAGCGTTGACATGCCAAACATTATCCAGCAGCAAGACCTCCTCAAAGGCCTCCCCGACGCAAGGCTTGCGATGCTTTTGCAAAACCCCGTAGGGGACATACCGCCCTTTCTTGTTGCAGCGGAGGCTCAGCGCCGTCAGGCAATCCGCCAGCAGTTCGCGGGAACCGAGCAGAAGGAATCGGTCGTAGACACGCTGACCAAGCAGATGGCTAAGGTGCCGCAGAATATCCAGAGCGGCCAGATGACAACGCCGCCAGTTCCTCCGACCCCGCAGATGCAGGGGGTGATGGCCCTCCAGCAGCAGCAGGCCATGCAGCAGGCGGCACAGCAGGTCATGCCGCAGCAGGGTATGCGTGCCGGTGGGGCGGTGCAGCGGTATCAGTCTCGGGGTCTCGTGACGCCGCAGCAGGATATGTCTGGCTATCCGGCTATATATCAGTTGTACAAAAAGATGTTCCCCGGACCACAGCCGGTTGAAAGCAGCGTTCCACTTGACGTTGTAGTTCCCGGCGACTACGAGGGAACGTCTGCCGCATATCAGGTGTACAAGAAGCTGTTCCCCGACACGGAGCCAAGATATTTCCCGGCGCTAAAGGAAGATGAGCCCGGTGGCATGGCGTTCACGCCAGAAGTTCAGCGGCGCTTCCCGAGCATACCTCCGGAGTCTTCCGGCGGCATGTCATTCACAATGCCTCCCAAACAAACAAATCAGCCGGAAGTTGAACCTGCCGCTGCTGAGGATGACGACCGGAAGACACTTGAAAAGATTTATGGTGATATGGGACCGTCGGACTGGGAGAAGGCGCAGAAGTGGTTTGCCGCATCCCAGCAATTCCTGCAACCAGATCAGACATTGATGCAGAGCCTTGTCGGGGCAGGGGCCGCATTCTCAGAGGGCGCGGCGGAAGAGCAAAGGGCGAAGCGGCTTGCTGACATTGAGCTAAAGAAGGCGCTGTACGAGCTGGATGTGGCGAAGAGGGGCGAAGAGAGGGATGCCAGAGCGGCAAGGTTGAAGGCCCGCACTGACATCGCAACTGGCCAGCTTGATGATATTCGCCGTGAGATGCAGGACGTCAAAGACAGAATCCAACAGGTCAAGGATGATGCCATAAAGTTTAACCTCCAACCAGAGCAGGTTAAAACAGAGATTGATCGTCTTCAGGGGCAGTACGATGCTCTTGGGGCGCAGCTAGGAACTTATCAAAAGTTCCTTGAGGAAAACTACGACTTCCCGATCATCCCGGTTGTGGATACAGCAACACGCACTGTTCGTACCCCAACCTAATTACAGAGCGATAGATGGCAAGGACTGTATATGTTCCGGAGGCCGGTAGGGCGTTAAGCTTTGCCGACGGCACTACGGATGACCAAATTATTGACTATGTTCTGGCTAAGTATCCCAAGCCAACACCGGCTCCTCCCCCAGAGGAGCCTGTTGGTGCATTTGAGTCTGGGTTCTATTCGTCCCTTGGAAGGCTTGAAGCTTTCGGCGGAAAGACCGCAGAGGCGGCGGGTCTAGAGGGGCTGTCCAGATATCTGCTTGAACAGTCCGAGGAAAGCCGAAAGTACGCAGAAAAATACAAGCCAGATGTTCCGACCGTACAAGACATCGGTGGCGTAAGTGATGTTGCCAAGTTTGCCGGTTCAACAATTGCACAGTCGGCACCAGAAACAGCCGTGGGCGTTACCGGGGCGATCATCGGAGCCCAGATTGGCGGAGCCATCGGTGGTGCCATTGGTGGCGGTGTCGGCCTTGCTGGTGGACCCGTTGCCCCCGCAACAGTTCCGGCTGGTGCAGCGGCGGGTGTTGTCAGTGGGCAAATTGTCGGTGGTTTGATTGGTGGTGCTATAGCGTCCTTCCCGTTCTTCGTTGGTGGAAACTTGCAGCGGCAAGCCGAAGAGCAGGGTATCTCCCTTTCTGACACGGATCTTCAGTCTGCATCTGTTGGTGCCGTGGCGCAAGCCCCTCTCGATGCGGCGTTCGACGTACTTATCCAAAGGAAACTTCCGTTCTCCGGCGCGGCTGTTGATATCGTAAAAGACAGTTTCTTAAAGGAAGTTGCCAAAACTGCGGCCAAGGGTGCCGCAACGGAAGCCCTAACGGAGCCTGCGCAGCAAGCGATTGAGCTTGCACAAGCAAATCCAAACAAGCTTCTTGAGTTCGGCCCCGAAGTCCAAAGAGAGATTATCAATGCCGCTGCCGCTGGCTCCCTTGCCGGAGGCATCATTGGTGGTGGTGCCGAAGTTGTAACGCGCCCGTTTGCAGCCAATCAAAGGGCGAAGGCCGCAGAAGCTCTAGCCGCAGACGTTCAGGCAGAGCTTCCCCAGACAGCCCAGATTGGCCGCTTTGCCGAGGTCAACACCGGGGTCGAAAGATTGTCTGCGCTGCCGGAAATCTCCGGTCTTGTTCTCAATAAGACAAGAGTGCAACCAACACCGCAGAATAAACTTAAAGTTGCGGTGGACAGATATTCCCTGACGGACATGTCCGGCAAGCAGGTGTCCAGCTTTAGCGACCCCGTAACTGCGGTGGATGCGGTAAACCGCTACCAGAAGTTGATCGGCAAGAAGATCCCGCTCCTCAATCGCGTGACCGGGCAGGGCATTGACACTGGTGTCCCGCCCGCCGGGCGCATTTCGGCAGCACCAGAGCCTGCTACCCCAGCACCTGCCGAACCCATTATGCCCGCCACGGAAGCT